TTATCAATAGCTTTTTTAGAGTTTTTTCTTCCCATACCTGCTACCGATAATTTTATTTTTTGCTCCTTACTGATAACTCGCCCTTTCAAAGCTTTTGATATTTTAAGTAAGGTGTCTTTTGATAGCTTTCCAGTCTTTGATTTTGTAGATGTTAATTTACAATTCAATCCTTTTTTAATAACATTATACCAATCCTGCCAAAATCTCTCTCTTTCGTTTAATAATTCAACAAAGCATTTTTCTATAATTTCAAATTTATGATTGTCATAACCATGCTTTAGAAATGAGTTATGTAATGCTATTTGTTTTCTTGAATTATAATACGTTTTGTATTTTTTTAATCTACTTTCAATGTTTACACTTTGACCAATATAGATTTTACCAGAAGGATTTGTTATTTTATAAATTCCTGATTTCATAAAAAAAATACCCTACAAATACAAAGGCTGTCCAGTTTGCCTGAGTAGGCATAAGGCAATGTAAATGCAGGGATATTTTTAAATTTCTTCATAACTGAACAGCGATATAAATATAGTAAATTATTTTGATAATTCATTCCATTTTAAATCAAATTGACTTTGCAAATTATCGGTCAGATGAGTTTTCAATGATTCGAGAGTTAATCTATCTTTTGCTTTTGCAATAAGTTTAGTCATCCTTTCTTCTTCTTTTGATAATGCAATATTTCGCAACTTTTCATCAGCTGAATATTGGATTAAATCACGTCTGTTTAAATCACTTCCGAAGGTTGTGCCAAAATTATGACAAGCATCCTTTATTGCAACTGTTTTAGCAATCGGGAACGCCATAGACAAAGCACCATTATTGATATTAGCAAGATCGGCAGCTGATTTACCTGAAGCGGTCTGTAATTGAGCCGCCCCAATTCCATCATGAAAATCCCATTCGCCAGTAATCGGATGCAAGTAATGAACCCGAACGACTACAAATACGCCGTTAAAAGATGAACCCTCACGAAGTACCTCGATTCGGTAACGCTTGAAAATTCGCTTTAAAAGGTACTCGATTTTGTCAATCGGTAGGTACTTATAGCCTTTTACAAATGGATGAACCTTAACCCATGATTCGGGCGGTTGCTGGTTTAAGCAAGACAGATACTCGTCTGTTTTAACCATTTCGGCAGGATCTGAATATAGTTCCTGAATGGTAGGCAGTTTTCTGTCTGATAGTTGAATTTCTTTACTCATTGTTATAAAATAATTAAGGCTACCCGATCCCCGGTAGTGGTGCTTCCCGGTTCACAAATAGCCTTGTGTTTTTTGAATCCGGCACCACTCGGAATACTTGAAATTAATAAATTCTCACATCACTTGCAAATAAAACCTCACAAATATTTCCATCAAGAAAAACATAGCAAGTAAAATAAGGCCAAACATTAAGAACCAAAAGGCTCGGTTTGATTCGGGGTTCGGGTCTTCGTGGAAGTGCATCATGATTCTAATTCAGTTAATTTATCCTTTAGTTCCTTAACCTCATCCATTAAAAAATCAATTTCATCCCTTAGGCTATCATTTACTGATTCAAGTTCCTCAATTTCTAATACAAGACAATCAATAATATATGGTAGTGAATCTTTTTCGCGTTCAAGTTGTCTATTTTTCATGATAGGATCTCCTTTGCCAGTCTTAAAGCCGATTCCTGACCATCTTCATAACAAACTCCCCCAGGCTTAACGGTGTTAGTAGGTTTCAAATCAGATAGCCTAATGCGCTCAATAATATTATTCCACATACGGCATTTTAATAGCTGATTGTGAATGTGAACTGACCAGCGATTAAACAGTTCAGAGTCCATTGCATAGTATTTATGTTGTGGCATTCTTGCACCTTCCCATGTACGGACTACGCCATCGGGATAGATTGTTTTTTGGATTGATAAGGTTTTCATGGTTCAAAAAGGTTTAGAATTTCTGTAATATCTGCACTCTTTAGATTAAGGTACATTTGAAGCGAAACGGCGGTTCCGTAACGCAAATCAAGAATTGAAGTTTCTTTTTTCAATTCCACAACCGCAGCTTTAATAGCATTTGGATAACTATCAAATTGAGCAAGTAACTGAGCCTTATATTCAGGCTTTAATCTTTCATATAGATTACTCACGTTCCGCATCCCTCCTTGACTCATATTTATCATGCTCGTGGTTGCTTTCAATTTCGATAGTACCCTCACCATTGCAATCATCGCATCTTTCCGTTTCGACTTTACAAGGCTTCAGGCATTCAACATCCTGACAGATGCCATCAACTACTTCAGCACCGCAGCAATCAGAGAATTGAATCTCACCAGATCCTCCGCAACAATCGCAGTCATCAATACGAATGTTTTCGTTACGTGCAAATTGCGCTTCGTGCAATCTGTCGTAGTATTCATCAAAGTTTGTCATATTATGCAAGTTTTCACAGAACAACATCGCTCTGTACTGCCAAATCCCCATGCCTCGAAAAGCTATGGGGTGACAGATCCCGCAGACTTGCGGAACTGGGGAATGTTAGTTGATAAACTCAATTTTAACAAATTTGCCATTGATAGTTAAATGGCTATCACCAGAATCGTATCTCATTTTAACACAAATATTATTAACGTATCCATGAGATGTATACCAAATTGCGTTACCGCACTGCTCCATACTCCAGCTATGTCCGATAGTACCACCTAAATCAGTGATAAATGCTTTAGTAGCAGTTTTTAATACTTCGTTTTTTGATGTTACTTTTAAAGTTGTCATGATTTGCAAGTTTTGTGCAACCCTTTATTGAATTGCTGATACAAATATAAATATAGTTTTGATATAAAAAAATTATTTCGATATTTTTTTTTACTTTTTTTAATTTCAATAAAATTTATATATTTGTAGAAATCAAAACTAAAAGATCATGACTGAAAAAATGAAATCTATCCCGGTTTATTTGCCGGATGAAAAGCGGATAGCTTTAAAAGCGATCAGCAAAAGCAAACGCCTGGCACAAACCAGGTTAATCGAGCAAGAGCTTGATAAGTTGTTTAAGCGTGAGGGGTATTCATTTCAAAAGTAGGGGATTAAACGAATTAACATGAAAGCAAAGCAATTATTAAGCAAGTTAGAAAAATCATATAATACCTATTTATGTAACATAAGTAATATTGAATCCGAGTTACAAAGGTATTGCCAGTTTGATGACTTTACTATATTCTATCAACAATCTGATGGGTTTGTATTAGAATATAAGGCAAATAATGCCCCGCTATTTTTATGTATAGATATTATAAAAAAGAAGGGCATATTATCAGAGGATGATTATTTTGATTTGTGTATTTAAACGAATTAACAACATGGAAAACAAAGAACAAAATACTATGAGTTTAGAAGAAGCAGCAGTAGATTATATTGCTCAATATCCTGCACGAGCAAGAGAGTACGGACTTGTTTATAATGCTATTAAGTTTGGTGCATCATGGCAATCCTCCCAACCCATTAACAGCGGATGGGTGCTATGTGATGACGATATGCCTGAACTTAATGAAGCTGTATGGATAAGCAATGGTTGTGGATGGACTGCTTTGGGGTGCTTAGTAGAATGTGAGGGCGGTTATTGTTGGGCGGTAACTAATGGAATCATTTATGAAGAAGATGGGAAAATAGTATCTGAATGTGAACTTGATGATGATTACGATGTAGTGTATTGGCATAGATTACCCCAACCCATAACCGAACTGTTCGGAAAAACCGAATAGTTGAAAACAATAAGAAATGGAAAAGACTATAAGAAACGAACTAAGAATGGATTTGCTTGATGGATGTATGCCAATCGGGGAAATCGAATCATGCCTAAACCATTGGAGGAATAAATATGAGATAGTTAGAAAGTCCGAACTCACCCAGCTAAAGGCAGAGAATGAGAGGTTGAAAGCGGAGATAAAACGCTTACAAAAATGCCCTGATTGCAATGGAGAAGGAATAATTATAGAAGCTGAGTGTTGCAGATTAGGTGAGCATCAATGTTGTAACCAACCAAATCCTATACAAGTTCAATGCGAAAGATGCCACGCAACTGGATTAATCACTAACCCATAAAGAAAGATGCTAATAACTAAAGAACAACAAGAAGCTATCCTTGCAAAGTATGTGAGAGAAAAGCATAATACAGATGAGTGCATAGGCTTCATTGATGGAGTTAATGCAATATTGGAATTAATGGTTAAACTATCAAATCCTATCAAAGATGAAACCACTCCAACAAGATGACATTCAAGACTTGCTTAATGACAAGACAAAGCGGAAGTTTTGGTTTATTCATTTGCCTACTAAATCCCTTGTACGTGCTATTAATAGGAGCAAAGCAAGAAAGCTATTTAAAAGCATTTATAAGATAGAACCTGATGTAATTGATGTCAGACAAGCTAATGCTAAAGAAACAATGAATGTACGTAACTAACCCATAAAGAAAGATGAAACCCCTAATCCTAATCCTCCTACTGCCCTTATGCAGTTACGGACAATACCAAACAAGTGTACTCACCGAAATAGGCACAACCGATTTTAAAAGTCAATCCTATGCAGGGATGATAGGCTTTACAAACTTTCAAGACGATTCCTTTCATGCAGGACTTTTGTATAAGAACTACG